CTGTAGTACAAAGAGGTTTGTGGACTCATTAGCCACTCCTCTATAAATGCTTCATTGTATACAACTACATCACTCCAACTATTGAAGCTGTAGCCGTGAAGCAATCCTGTCCTATCGAGCATCGTCATGATTTCGTCTGCTACACGCTTGTAAGCGTCCCATCCTACTTCACTTGCTATCTCAACGTCTCCGTAGTTTACTCTTTCTACTCCGAACTCGCCGGAATCTCTGTCTACGGTTCTAGCTATTGGTGGTGCTATCTCTGGTGTGCATGTAAAGCCGTCTAGGTCTCTACTGCGATAGCTGCAACTGGCAGTGGGTGCAATAGCGAACGCCCTTACCATATCATTTTTATGTGCTACTTGTGCCGCTTCAAAAATTGCTTGATCGAGGGCAACAGCCGCCATACCGGCTTCGTTGGTTGCACTATGTCCTCTGTTGACAAGACGGAGGGCTTCTCCGAAGTCTTCGTAACTGATGTTGTAACGTCTGAGGAAGTTGGCAAGACCGAGCACTCCAAGCCCAACTTGTCTGTCGACTTCTGGGGTAAGGTACTCTCCAGATTCTCCAACACCTGTCCGGCCATGGAGATCACACAACTCGGACATGCCTGATACGAAAGCCTCTTGTAGGTTGTCGAGTGTACAGGCACCGAGATTGACATGCTGTAACAAGCAAGTTCCACGTGAGGGCAAGTATACTTCAAGGCAGACGTTCCCATAGATACGCTCCCCGGTATTATCGTGTCTGATTTTGTTGAGCCAGACGTCTCCTGATTTGATTCCATAGATTAAAGCATCCTTTGTGGTTTGATCTGCAAACTTCCACATGTCATCGTCAATGTCGATACATCTTTTGACCCAAGGTAATTCAGATCTGCTTGCAGTTATAAAGTCCACCGCATCTGGGTGGGATAGGTCGAGGTGCAATACTATAGCACCATTTTTATAAGCTCCACCTCTACGAAGTACCTCGTTAAAAGCAGAGTATATTTTTCCAAAGCTGACTGGTCCTGTAGCAACCAATCCTTTGTCGTTTGTATGTCCGGCAGGTCTTAACTTAGACAGGTGGATTGCACAGCCTGCACCATAACGTAGTGCGTGGCTTGCGAATCTCCAGCTAGCTTCGATGCCGTTTGGACCTTCCATGCTATCTTCAACAACGAAGGTCGTGCATGACACAGGCAGTCTTGATTGCGGATCGTCGATCCAAGACTGTACTCTGCCAGTACGGGAGATAAGTTCAGACATTTTAAATAATAATACTGTTTTCTATTAAATGTTTTAGTGAGTTAGTGAGTGCAAAGTTCTGTCTTTGCAATGCAAGGAAGACGGTAATCACATCTTCCTTCTTGTCATAATGTTTACGTAAATTATCTTCAATCGTTCTCATCTTGAAGTCCTGTTCCATAGTTAACTTCAAAAGAGGGTTCGGGGCTCCAGAGTTTGGGTGTTTGTTGCTTGGTATCATAGTCATCTATGGTTAATATTTTTGCAAGCCTTGCATTTGTAAGGGCATCTGTTTCTGTCAGTCCTTTGTCAGTAAATGCTTTCACAACCGTTGACCAGTTGTAACCTTCTTTATTGAACAATGTCTCAGCTCTCTTGACTCCGATACCCGGTACTCCACTGTAGCCATCTGTCTGATCGCCAGCGAGTGTCTGTATCAAGTGCCACTTAGCACCTTCTTCAGCGGTGATATCTTTAGTGGTTTCGAGGTCGTATAGTTTACCCGGAATCTGTCTCATATCTTTGTCAGGTGAGACGATAGTATTGCCGGGGTGTGCTGTAGCGTAGATACCCATAGCATCATCAGCTTCCAGCTCTTTCATAATTATAACGTTGTATTGTATCTTTAGGTTAGATATTACACGTTTGTAACCACAGGGCTTCTTTCTATTTCGATGACCTTTGTAATCTGGGGAAATTTTTTTCCTAAAATTTTTAGAGTCACTAAAAAAGAGTATTGGTTCGGCAAATCCGCCAAATTCTTGCGTTATTTTCGTTATCTCATTTGTTACAGCTTTGTAAGCATCGCTAAAGTTAGATGTAACAAAGATAACGTCTTCCCCGTAGTCTATTTCTGTTTCACAGGCTGCACAGCATTTATATACTATGAAGTCTGCATCTATTAATAAATTCATGGTGGTTTAGTGTACGTCAGCCCAAGTCATACCTATTTTAGCTTCAGCTGCAATAGGACATCTTAGGTTGTAATATTCGCCTGCTAATTTGGCTGCAAGCTCAAGCCATTTAGCTAGTTGTTCACAATCACGCCTGTAACACTCATAGTTCAGTTCGTCATGTATAAACGACAGCTGGTGTCCATCAGGTGGAAGGCACTCATTTATGGTGACCATCCATCTCTTGGCGATTGTCGCTGCTGATCCCTGTAGGAGGTAATTGAGAAACTTATGCCCTTTGTCCACGCTGATACGACGACCGTCGATGGCGTTTGCATAACCTCTCGCACTACACTTCTTACAAGCCTCCAACAACTCCGCAAGACCCGGAATGGCAGCAACATAAGCTTTACGTATATCCGCTCCCTTTTGTGCAGCGGATTCTTCGGATAGTAACTTATCAAAACTCCTCCCTAATTTAATGTTTCCGGCACCGTAAAGGAAGGCGTAGGTGACAGTTTTAACTTGTCTTCTAGTGATTCCAATTCGGTCTGCATTGGTTTGGTGTATATCTCCTGTGGTAAGGATTTTAGCATATCGTCCTTTATCGTATCTGGCGAGATAGTGGGCGAGCATCCTGAGCTCAATGCCACTAAGATCGGCAGAGACCAGAACTTTAGTAGGTGTAGCTTGAAATAGTTTTCTAAATCTTTCATCTGATGGTACTTGTGCGAGGTTTGGTTTTCTGTGTGCACATCGAAATGTGTTAGTTGCAACAGAGCAATGGTGATGTATACGATTACACGTCGTAGATAGCTTCTGCCATGCGTTCACGCCTTCCGAGATCATCCCCAATTTCTTGGTAATATCGAGACATTTCAGAAACAAGAGGCTTGTCTCCGACCCAATATCTTTCAATACTGTCTCGTCTACGACTGGCTTGCCTGTGGCTGTGAGCTTTGTCGGTGTCCAATTCTCGTGGGTCTTCAGTATCCATGCTATGTGGTCTCTTGAGGTGGGGTTAAGTTGTTTAAGTTTTGTAAATGGGCATCCTTGTACGTACCCTTGTGTCCGGTTATTTCGCTTAGGTGTAAACAACGCTCCGCTAACGAAGCCGTATTTTTTGCGTAGTAAGCTTGTAGCTTCTTCCAGTTCTCCTCTGAGAGCTGATTCGAGTTCGTAAGCTTCTCGTTCGTTGAAGTACCATCCATGCTCTTCTTGCTTTTGTAGTATTTGTGCGACCTGATGTTCTAGTTGGACCCAATCAGGTAAGGGTGGAAATGTTGGCATAGCTTCTTCGTAACAATAGTGTCCTGTACGCAGTAGTCTTCCATCTCCTTGCTCCATTCTAGCCAATCAGAAGTTTGACCAAAGTCCCCTTTGTATTCTCCTAATCGGTAGCCGTAGGATTCCAAAGAGTGGCGACCGTACAGCTTAGGTGGCATACCAGCAGGCTTAGTCTTTCTGTCGACTTCAAGCATATCAGCATGGTATAACCTTGATAATAATAATGTATCTATGATACGTCCCTGTGGCTTGAACCATGGGTATATCTTCTTTATCACGGGTATATCAAACCCAATGATGTTATGTCCTATAATAGTGTCAGCTAGTTCCAGATACTGAACTGCTCTGACTATAGGTTGATCTCCTCCGATATCATTGTATCTTGTAGTCTCACCTGTATCATAGTCAAGCGTAACTATACAATGTATCTCAGTTCTTTGTGCGTCGAGAGGTGTTGTCTCCAGATCGAACAGGAGCGTGGTAGGTTTTGTCTCTAAATTTTGCACGTTTCTTTGCTTGTTTTGTAGGTGGGTTTGGTTTCTGCAACTCATCAGAAATCTGTGGTTGCGTCGAAAATTGGTGCTGTCTCAGTTTCATTGTCCTCGTAAAATTTGCATGACGCTAGGTCATAGGTTAATCTCGTAGCGACTCCAACCTCTCCTGAGTAACGGTTTTTAAGAACTCGCAAAGTTGAAGTGTTGTTTGAATCTTCACTTTGTTGGTCTCTCTCCAAAGCGAGGACGCTATCGCTGATCTGAGAGATCGAATGAGAGCCTCGTAGTTGTCCGAGGGATACACGTCCTCCCTCCTCGTGCGAATTACTGTCACTGTTGCTTCTCCTTAAATGTGATACTAAAAA